GTTCGGCCTTAAGGGCATGGACAGTAAGCCTCAGGACATGGCAACGCCAAAAGACCTTGAGAACTTTGCGCCTACCATCGACGGAACCGTAGAGAACTGGTTTGCGATGGATGCGGAGGGCTGGTCTAAGGCGGCTATGACCGGTAAGAAGATGTCCTTTAAGTTTAAAGGAAAAAGATGTGTAGGAGACAAGGCAAACGATTATATCGCAGACCTTGCCTGGAAGTTTGGGCCCGATGTAATGACACTGTTTGAGTGGACTATGGTATCCGGTGCAAAGCTTTCTTGCCCTGTAGTTATTAGTGTAACTACCCCTGGTGGTGGAGATACTACGGGAATTGATGCTCTGGAGTTCGATGCGGAGTGCTACGGCAAGCCGACGATCACACCCGCACCGGCTGCTCCCGGAATTGGAGGTTAATCCATGAAGAAGATTGATATTACGGATAGACTGAACTTCGAAGAGAACAACTGCTTAATCATCAAGGGGAAAGAGATTGAAGTAAACAGCGATGCACCTTCCATGTTGAAGGTGCTCCAGTTTATGAGCGGTGATGCCGGAGCGAAGGAGGTAAATGAAGCTTACGAGACTCTGTTTCCCGTGGCATCCAGAGAAAAGCTTGCAAAGCTTAAGCTTAGCTTTGACGACCTGATTGTAGTGATTAAGGCAGCTGTGGAGTTAATCACGGGAGAGAAGCAAGAAAAAGAGTAATGAGCCGTACTATGACCTGTTTGAAGACTGGGACTTGATTGTTTCCAGCTTCCTCTCACAGTACGGCCTTCGTTTATCTACGAAGGATTTTAAGACGGTTGACTGGGCAGAGTTTTCTGCCCTTTTATCCGGTCTATCCGCGGATACTGCCCTAGGTAAGGTGGTAGCAATTCGAAGCGAGACGGATCAGGAGACCATCAAACGATTTTCTTCGTACCAAAAGAAGATTTACGACGACTGGCGTACAAAACAGAGCGAAAAAATGACGGAGGAAGAATACGCTGCGGAAATGAGGAAGCTGGAAACCAGCTTGTTTTCGCTTTTATCGTAGGGAAGGAGGATAAATGGGGGATAGTGTTGGCCAGGTAGAATTAGAGCTAGTCCTAAATAAAGGCGATTTCGAGGCCGGACTAAATGCCATTTCAAAACTAGCTGCAAAAGCGGGAAAAATGCTTGCCAGCGCCTTCGCAGTTAAAAAGATTATAGATTTTGGCAAAGAATGTATAGAACTAAGCTCTAACCTTTCTGAGGTTCAAAATGTAGTAGATACTGTCTTTCCTACGATGAATAGGCAGATAGATAACTTTGCAAAGAATGCCGCGGCACAGTTTGGTCTTTCCGAGACAATGGCCAAGAACTTTACCGGTACTTTCGGCGCAATGGGTAAAGCCTTTGGTTTTTCTGAGGGGCAAGCCTATGATATGGCAACAGCTTTAACCGGTCTTGCCGGAGACGTAGCTTCTTTCTACAACATGAGCCAAGACGAAGCATATACCAAGCTGAAATCCGTGTTTACCGGAGAGACGGAAAGCCTTAAGTCTTTAGGTGTAGTGATGACGCAGAGCGCACTGGATGCCTTCGCTATGGCCAACGGATTCGGAAAGACTACTAAGTCTATGTCCGAAGCGGAGAAGGTGGCGCTTCGGTTTAAATTCGTGCAAGACCAGCTTTCTGCGGCCCAAGGTGACTTCATGAGGACATCGGACGGTTGGGCTAACCAGGTAAGGCTTTTGTCCTTGCAATTCGACAGCCTTAAAGCTGCCATAGGTAGCGGTCTCATTGCGGTACTTAGCCCCGTAGTAAGAATGCTGAATATCCTTATTGGTAGAATTCTAACCGCCATAAGCGCTTTAAAAAGCTTCTTTTCCATGCTAGGAGGTACTGCGAAGCTTGCTATCAATCCTAAAGGTGTAACAGCCGGAACGGATGCCGTAGCAAAGAGCGCAGATAAAGCAAGCGGTGCTTTAGGCGGTGCAGGAGGTGCGGCTAAAAAAGCGGCTAAAGATATCAAGAGCGCAACTACTGGCATTGATGAGTTAAATATCCTTCCTGATCAGAGCGATTCCTCCGGAGGTGGAGGCGGCGGAGAAGGTGGTGGAGGTGGTGCAGACTTCCCTGTGGAGTCCTTCGATACCGGTGCGATGGAAGCCGGTACTGCCAAGATTGATGAGCATTTGAAGGGGATCGTTGATAAGTTCAATGAACTCAAGAATCTTTTTATGTCCGGATTCTGGGAAGGACTTGGAGACCTATCGGTTTTAAATTCTATAGAGTCTCACATTGAGGGAATTGGAAAAAGTTTGAAGGGGATTTTTACATCCCCGGAGGTCTTATCTGCGGCAAACACATTCGCAGAGAAAGTTGTAGTGTCCCTTGGAAAAATCGCTGGTGCTGGATTAAGCATCAGCTTTTCTTTTACTGATTTTCTTGTCGGCTCAATAGACACCTATTTGAACCAGAACAGCGAGCGTATAAAAAGCGGTATCGTAAAGATGTTTGATATCGAGGGCGCTATAGTAGATATTCAAACCAATTTTATAACAGCCCTCGCAGATATTTTTACAGTGTTTAGAGGTGATAACTTTAAGCAGATAGGCGCGGATTTAATCAGTATCTTTGCGGATACTTTTGGAACGCTCCTTATTCTGTCTGAGAGCACGTTCAGAGACATCCAGGATGTTATTTTAACTCCAATTACAGAGTTAAAAGACCAAGTTATAGAGACCTTGAATAACTTATCCGTGCCTGCTGCACAGATATTCAATGATTTAGCGAATATATTCAGCTTGTTTGGAGATACGATTGTCGGTATCTATGACGGGTCCATACATCCACTCTTTACAACACTGCGGGACGCAATAACAGATGTAGGAAGCGTATTCCTTAACGCCTTTAATACCTATATTCTTCCGGTTATTCAGAAGGCAGCGGACAAGTTTACTGCTTTTAAGGATGAAGTCCTTGCGCCACTTATGCCGAAGGCCGAGGAGGTGTTCTCGAAAATATCCGAATGCGTTCAAACAGTATGGCGTGTTATAGAGCCGTTTGTCCTCTGGTTTGTTGAAACGGCAGTCCAGCAAATAAGCTACGCCTTGAATACCATTGTGTCAGCTTTCTTTGCTTTCTTATCAGGAGTGGGGACGGTAATTGATGGCATCCTGACTGCCTTAAACGGACTCTTGGACTTTATTATCGGAGTTTTTACCGGTGACTGGGATAGAGCGTGGAACGGCATTAAAGCCATATTTGACGGTATCTGGAAAGCCATAAAAGGTATTTTAGAGACGGTATTAAAAACTATCCATGCCATTCTCTCCGGCGCGCTGGAACACACAAAGAAGACGTGGGAATCTGTTTGGAAAGCTATTTCCGATTTCTTTAAAAAAATATTTGATGGAATCAAGGCTGCTCTTAACGAGAAGATGGAAGCCGTCAAAACCGGAATTTCCACGGCGCTCGGAAAAATCAAAGAAAACTGGGAAAAGCTGTGGAGCGGAATGAAGACCTTTGTCGTGGATTGCTTTACCGGTATCTGGAATGGAATCAAGGGAACCATAAATACAATCCTTAGCGGTGTCGAGTCGATGGCCAACGGGGTAATCAATGCGATTAATGGGATGATTAATGCTTTGAATTCAATCAGCTTTGATATTCCTGACTGGGTGCCTGAAATCGGAGGAAACAGTTTCGGACTGCACATCCCAACTATTCATAACATCAGTATTCCTAAACTCGCAGAAGGTGGATTCGTTAAGGCCAATACTCCACAGCTTGCCATGATCGGAGATAACCGGCATTACGGTGAAGTAGTTGCTCCGGAGAACAAACTGGAGGATATGCTTAATAAAGCTGTCTCCCTTGCTTCCAATCCGGGAATCTCCGAAGAGCACTTTGAAAGAATGCTTGCTTTCCTGTCCAGAATCTCCGAACAGATTGAAGCTATGGATCTAACGGTCTATGTGGACGTTCGGGAGATAAAGCAGAGGCTTACCGACTTGGAAGGCCGAAGCGGCTATAGTTTAAGGGGGTAATATGGCAACGATAACAATCAACGGAAAAGAATTTCCGGCTCCGGACATTGGCGGCAATCTCGTAGTTGCTACCAACGTGTCCGCCGGAAAGAATGCCAAAGGCGAGTTTGTTGGCCAGAAGGTTGGAAGGGATCAACACAAATTCGACTCTCTCCAGTGGAAAAGCTTAGACGCAAAGACCTGGGCAGAAATGCTGCAAGAGTTCGATAAGTTCGTAGTGGTCGCTAAAATCCCTGATATGGTCCATAACCGTTTTCAGACTATCCGGATGTATCCTGGCAATAGAACGGCCACGCCGATAGCTTTCGATAAGGCAGGACTACCTACCATGTATCGGGATTGCAAGATAAATATTGTAGACTGTGGAATAAACTAACTAGGAGGGGCTATGCTTCAAGTAACAAGTGCATACAAAGAAGAAATGAAAGAGCCCCTCCGGGGGCATACCCTAATGAGGGTAAATATTGGCGTTATTAACCAAGAGGCGCAGAGTAGTGCTCGTGTGAGCTCTGAGACGGCTTACTTTAGCAATCTGACGAAGCCTCTTAATAACTATGTAGTAGATGCCCTCTATGCGACTACAGAGGAGGACTATAGCACCGTAGACGGTCGGATGTATTTCCTTCCGAGAGAGAAGTCGGATTGTGTACTGAATCAAGGGATAGTGTCAAAAGACATTATGGGGGACGTACAATTTACGTTCCCTATTCCTTATGATTTAAGAGGAATTACTATCGATTTCGGAAAAGCGTATCCGGTGGATTTTACCATCACTACCGATAATGCCAGAAAAGAAGTAAGGGGAAATAATGCCGGAAAGTATGTCTGTGAAGATGTTTTCCAAGGTGTTTCTTCTCTTACTATCCATCCGGAGAGAATGGTAAACGGGCAAGCTTTCCTGCACATCCGTGAAATCATCATGGGAATAGGAATCTACTTTAACGAACGGAATATCCTAACAGCGAGTAAAAAAGAGCATATCAGCCCCATCATGGAGGCGCTCCCTACAATTGACTTTAGGCTGAGCGTAAACAATAAAGACAGGGCTTACGATATAGAAAATGAAAAGAGTACCGTAAACTTCCTAGAGCTTGGCCAGAAGGTACAGGCCTTTACCGGGCAAGAAGTCGGTGAGAGAATTGAATGGCTGCAAATAGGGACACTTAAGCTTAAGGAGTGGTCCTCTGACGATGACAAGATGAGCTTTACTGCAATTGACTTTCTTTCCGGTCTTACGGGAAAGTACAGAAAAGGATTGTATCGTCCGGAGGGAGTAAGCATATACAATCTTTGCCTCGATGTACTTACTGATGCAGGAGTGGACCCGAGAGAATATCACATCGATGAGTACCTTAAGACCGTAAAGATAAAGAACCCTATCCCAGTAGTAACACACAGAGAAGCTTTACAGCTTCTTTCCAACGCAGGAAGATGCCTTTTGTATCAGGACGAAAAAGGGAAGATTGTGATTCGCTCTTCCTTCGTTCCGAGAATGGCCAGTACCGGAATTACAGAAGCCTACTTTTCAAACGGAGACAAGATTTTAGAAAATCTTCCTATAAAGGATTATTCTCTAACTAATGAAGACTATACAAAGGTAGACGGAACAAGCCTTTTCCTACCGAGAAGCGGGAAAGTTGACGTTGGATATGTGCCGGAGGATAAACTCAAAGTCAGTATTCAGATGGAAGCGGTCTTTTCAAGCTTCGGCATGGAGCTGCAATTTGGAAAGACCTATCCCAGAGTGATTGGGATAGATACCACAGCAAACGGAATACCCGTTGAAACGTTATCTCTGGGCGTAGACAGTCAAGACTTCATTGTGTCCCACGAGTTCAAGCCTTTTGATAAGATGCTGATTTATGAGAAAGAGTCTCCGGTCCTCGGAGGGCGGGCTATTCTCAACGGGGTAGGCTTCGGAAATGTTACAGATTATGAATTAAGCTACGGCAGGGAACTGACCAAGACACCATTAGGCACTCAGCTTCAAAGTGTAAAGACCCTGGAACTTACGAGGACAGAATATCTCGACAGCACAGAGGGAGAAAAGGAGCTTGCTAAAGTGGAGTGCACAAAGCCGGGAGAATACCTTGCCGAGTTTAGTAATCCATCCTACGGCTGCACAGTACAGGCCTCTTCCGGAACAGTATTCGTGCTTGAGACTGGAACCTACTTCCTTAAGTTCTCTTACTCCGGATCCGGAGAAGAAGTGAAGGTAATCGGCAAGGAGTTCACCGTAAAAGAATCTACTCTGGAGAAGGAGCTGACCCTTATCGGAAGAAGGGAAAAGTGGAAGAACCCTTTGATATCGGATACCGCACTGGCTACCGATGTTTTAGACTGGGTAGGAAACTACTTAAAAGCCGACAGAGAATACAGCCTTACTTACCGAGGGGAGCCGAGGCTAATGGCTAACGATTTACTGTATCTTGAGAATAAATATGTGGATAAGCTAATGCTTCGGGTATTTGATCATACCCTGAATTATAATGGCGCCTTATCCGGAAGCATAAAGGCAAGAAGGGAGGTTTCTTTTGTGGAAGACACCTAAGACAGACTGGAAGAGTACAGACTTCTTCAATGTGGGAGACTATAACCGAATAAAGGGAAACATCAATGAGATCCGGCAGAAGGCAGTAGCGCTTTGGTCGGATTTTCCTTTTACAGAAATGGGGGCGGATAAAAGCTATCAAGACTACGGATTTTATGCTGATGAGATCAATGCTTTTGAATCCAACCTCGATAGAATCTGCTCCGCCACCTTCCCGTTTACTATCGGAGAGAGGCAGACCTTCTACGATAACCAGCCCTTTATCACTTGGGACGAACTGAATCGAATAGAAAATGCTTGCCTTCTTATCTACCAGAATTTTATAGGACGAGAGGAAGGTATGCGTAGGCTATCTTTTAAATTAGGAACGAAAGGAGAGCTTGTATGAGCCTAAAAACAGACTACAAGGATGCCATGTATGAGAGGCGGAAGTTTCGCATGGAGAATAACAGTGACGGAACCGTAAGCCTTATCGACGCAACATCCTACACTCAGGAGGGCACTCCCTTCGGGGCAAACGATGTAAATGCCATCACGAAGAGCGTGAACGCTCTGTATCAAGAGACAATCGTAACCATTCCGGCTAATGCCTGGAGCACTTCTGCACCCTACGCCCAGAAGGTGGCTGTTCCGACAGTCAAGGCCACAGATTCCGTATCTATGGGAAAGGCGCATACAAAAGACTCCTCTGTGACCGATATTGAGACCTATGACGAGATGGCGGGACTGATTACCAGTGCAGAGGCTACAGACGGCTTCGTGACTTTCTACTGTGCAACAGAGAAGCCGACAGCTGACTTCAAAGTAAAATTAAAGGGGGTGAGTAAGTAATGAGTGAAGTATTTATACCGCTAGGTGGCGCCGGAGGGAAGAACCGTGGCAGTACAGTATACATGGATGAGAATTACACTCATCTAAAAATGGGAGACACTGCAAGCATGGCTCTTCCTCTTCCGGCAGGTGTGTACAAAAAATTCAAGCCGGAGAGAGCAGACGATACTTTGCCGGAGTCTATCACATCGTCCGGGGACGGAAAAAATGCAGTTATCGTTCTGGAAGACAAGCTTCTCAAAAAGATGACTCTGGAAGCCTTTGGAATTGCAAGTATCACAAATTTTAGATTGTCCATGTACGCTCATCGACAAGTCCGGCTTACATGGAAAAATCCAAGTGTGGGCTTGTGGAGCGGTGTACGCTTTGTATTTAAGTATGGCAGTATGCCTGCTGATGAAAATGACGGGTTCATGGTTTACGACAGTGCCGATGTGCACTATGAAACGTCGAGACTGGAAGAGCGAGAACTCTTCGTAAGAGCATACAGCTATGTGACCGTAAAAGATGGTCGGTGGTATGACGAGGGCGCTGTGAGTGCTCGAATCACCGTGACCGGAATCAGTGGTTCTGTAACACTTTCCACAGGTGCTGGTGTATGGACTGTGCCGGACAATGTATACAAGATTAGGTATATTGTTGTCGGGCAAGGTGGAGAAGGAGGAAATAACAGCGGCTGGGCTTTAGGTGGTGCTGGAGGAGGTGGTGGTTATTTTGCCTCTGGATATATGGATGTAAATCCCGAACAAAAATTAAGTTGGATTATTCCTAGTGCGTTTTTACGGTCCACAGTGAATACGGAGGATTCCAGTAAATATTACCGGAGTGAACACCTTCCTCAATTTGACACGGTATTTGGAGATGTTAGGGTTGCGCACGGAAAGACACAAAGAACAGATTTTAGCTATGGTCGTCACTCCGACGAAATGGCTGAATATGGCGGAGATGGCGGCTCTGGAGGAGGTTGTAGTGGAGGACGTGGTGGTAGAAATGGCTCTGATGGCGCAAGTGGTAGTGCTGCATACGTTTCAAGTTTAAGCAAATACAAAAAATATCCTTTTGGTGGAACTGGGTCACACTCGAGCACCACAGGATTTAACGGGGTTCTATATTGTTCGGGAGGCGACGGAGGTCAGTACCGTATGGGGGGTGTAAGATACGATGGCACTGATGGATTAGGAAACGGAGGTAGTGGAGAAGGGGGGTGGGAACGGCACGCATCTGTGGGTGGAAAAGGCGGAACAGGCTGTATTTACATAGCTTGGGGTAGCATGATGAATGACGGCTCTTAATAATCATTGACTTCTTTTCTTGAATACTATATAGTTATCAAAAGAAAGAGGTGGTTATGTACGAAATACATTTCTATAAAAATAGAAAAGGCGTTCAACCTGTAAGAGAATACATCAAAACCCTAGACGGGA